AACCAGGCTTCGCTCTTGTCCACCAGGGCTGCTGCTGACAATCCTTTCAGCTTGAGTTCAGCAAAATCCACACAGTGTTTGAACTTGGCTGCTTTTTTCTCTGGGCTTATGAGTTTGACCTTGCGTGGCTTGCGTTCCACTTTCTTGATCTGCACATAAGCGCCGCAATCTGAAATCACCGACTCGCAGAACTTCACAATATTACGCAGTTGCACCTTGGACAGGTGTGAATAACCTTCAACCAGCTGTGCATCTTTGCCAGCTACTACTTTTTCAAAGTGTGCCAGTCTAGTTTTCCAAATGTCTGCAATGTGATATACCATTTGCGGTGCCACGTTCATGCCACGTATTTGTGCAATGGGTTTCCAATCTGCTGACATCTTGCAACCTGCTGTGACAAAATCATCCAGCATGCCTTCCAATTCGCCTGCACATTCTTTCATCTTTTCACGTAGACGATCTTGTATGTTGGGTTTTGACACTGCATCAACTTCTACCACTTCAGCAGCCGCTTGATCTTTGATTGCCAGCAAGTCCGCAATGAGATTGTCCAGTTTGATCTGTTCTTGTTCAGTCAACTCCAGGCCCATCATGGTCATACGACACAGCCAACCTGTGGTTAGTCTAATTTGACTGTCAGTCAACGAACGTATTTGTTTGGCATCTTTTGTTCGTTTGTGCATTTCCAAATAGGTCACGATCATTTCTTTGGCTTCTTTTTTGCCGTAAAAATAATTGTACCAACCAAACGCATTGCTCATGGCACTGATTCTGTTGCGATCTTGTTCGGGCTGCACACGCCATTCGGGTTCGTGTCCCACGTATTTGGTATCCGGGCTACGCGGATTCATTGACTTGATAGCAGTTTTTGCAGTCACTGGCATGGGTTTTCCTTTGGTGATTGTCATGTTGTAATTATAGCTGAAACAGAATTTCCAGTCAACCTGCCCATAAATAACACACTATGCCTAAACTTTCCATGTTCCGCCCCAATCGAACCAGGGATTATCAATTCCTGGACCGTACAATTTCAGAAATGTACACAGTGGGCGGCCTGGATCTTTACTGCCACAAATACCTAGGTCCCGAAACCGGAGGCGCCGATTCGGCATTTTCGGGCAATGCAGATGCCACTCAACCAGTTTATGAAACTCAAAGCCCCTTGAACATACAGGATCTGTTGCTGTTGGAAAACCGTGATAGACAATATGATCCGGATGTGTACACCATGCGCGGTGTGTACAATACCCAAGATATTGACTTTGATCTTACACAGTTTGGCCTGTTCCTAAACAACGATACCCTGTTCATCACATTTCATTACAATGACATGATTGATGCATTCGGACGCAAGTTGATGAATGGTGATGTGCTGGAAGTGCCCAATCTCAAAGATTTTCATCCGTTGAATGCAAACTTGCCTACTGCATTTAGCAAGTACTATGTCATCCAAGATGCAGCCTATGCCAGCGAAGGATTCAGTGTGACCTGGTTGCCACACCTGTGGCGAGTCAAAGCCACACCACTCACAGATGCACAAGAATTCAACACCATTACCAATCAACCATTTGTGAGCCAACAGATCTGGGACAACGGCAATTTCTATCCCACAGGCAGCATCGTGAACTATGGTGATTCTTATTATCAGGCCCAGGTCAATACACCAGCTGGCACTGATATTGCCAACACTGCATATTGGCAACCATACACTCCGCCCACCATATCTGACAGTCAAGGTACCAGAGTCAAGGACACGCAGATCAACAATGCCATCCTCACGCAGGCCGATGTTGAAGTGCCGTTGAGTGGATATGATGTGACCAAATTCTATGTGCTACCTACAGAGAATTCACGACCAGGCAATCCAACCACATTGACTGCTGGTGGCAATACCACAGTTGATGGCACACAAAGTGGCATGGACGTCACTCCCAAAGGACCTGGTTACACAGTGGGCTATCTCACCGGGCAAGGTGTTGCGCCCAATGGATTACCTGTCACACCTGGAGTGAGCTTTCCTCTTAATCCAGTACAGGGAGATTTTGCATTGAGACTAGATTATCAACCCAATAGATTGTTCCGTTACGATGGCCGACGCTGGATCAAGATTGAAGATAGTGTTCGTACCAATCTCAACAATGGTGTGACCAACGATACTTTACGCAGCACCTTTGTCAACAATACATACACAGTAGCTACCACAGACATGGGCAACATACCCAGTCGCCAGAGTCTCAGTGAGATACTCAAACCCCAAGCAGACAACGGTGATCAGAGTGGTAATTTACCACCAAATCCATTTCCAAAAACACGACCAGGACAAAAGTCCAGCTAACACATGCAACAATTTTTTTACGACGCTCAGATACGCAGGTTCTTGCTGCAATTTACCAGGATAGTATCCAACTTCCAGGTTGAGTACGGACGTGATGGAGAACAAGCTGCACTGCTGCGGGTGCCTGTGCGCTATGGTGATGCCAGTAGAAATGCACAGACTATCCTACAGGAAAATTCCGCAGGCAGCATGCCCAGCACTCCGCTGATGACTTTTTATGTGTCAGCACTCACTTATGATCGCCCCAGGATGCAGGAACCTTATCATGTGAACACTGTGAGTGTGCGCCAGCGCACCTATGACAGTGCCACAGACACTTACGAAACCACACAGGGCAATGCATTCACTATCGAACGTCTGATGCCTGTGCCGTATAGATTGGGTATTACACTAGACATCTGGACCAGCAACACCAATCAGAAATTCCAACTGTTGGAACAGATCTTGACCTTGTTCAATCCCAGTTTAGAGATACAGAGCACCGACAACTATCTTGATTGGACCAGTCTCAGTGTAGTAGAGTTGGATGATTGTGTATGGACGTCAAGAACAATTCCGCAAGGCACAGAAAATCCCATTGACATAGCCACATTAAAATTTGGCCTGCCAATCTGGATCAGCTCGCCGGCCAAGGTCAAGAAACTGGGTGTGGTTGAGCGTGTGATCGCCAGCATGTACGATGCACAAGGCGATCTAAACAATGCAGTCAATCAAAGTGATCTGCTGTTGGGCACTAGACAAGTTATCACTCCGTACAACTGGGCTGTGGTGTTGATCAATAACAAACTGCAATGTTTGCAACAGCAAGCCACAGCAGAAGAACCAGCAAATGATTCATTGACCCCCACAACCATCGTGTCTGACAGCAATCTGTTATGGCCCGCGGTAATTGGAGTGTATGGTACTCTACGTCCGGGTATCAGTCAAGTGAGACTGATACAGCCAGATGAAACCGAAGTGATAGCAACTGTGTCGCTGGATCCCAATGATGACCGATTCCTACTGCTTGACGTGGATATTGACACTGTGCCCGGCAATACTCTGGCTCCAATTGATGCTATTATCAATCCATTGACCTACGCTCCAGCTACAGATGATTCAAATTTCCAAGGTGTAAGATATCTGCTGACCGAAGCAACTGGTAATCGTGACAATGACTACCCTGCTGAGGGATGGTTGGGCGCAAACGGTCGTGGCCTGGTTGCCGGGGCCAACGACATCATCGAATACAGCAATAACTATTGGCATGTGGTATTCAATTCAGCTGCTGTCACAGAAGTGCAATATATTACCAATATCACAACCAGCATTCAATACAAGTGGGACGGACAACAATGGATCAAGAGTTATCAAGGTATCTATCCCGGTGGTGCATGGAGTCTGGTACTTTGAAAGCAGTGGGAGTTTGGTTCCGGTGTCATGCCACCGGAAGATACTTATACCTAATGAGATCTGATGCCAAGCATCCCGGTGCATGGGGTCTGCCTGGCGGCAAGGTCGAGACCGGTGAAACGCTGCTGGGTGGCATGGAACGTGAATGCATGGAAGAACTGGGCAGCATGCCCGACTATCTACGATTGATCCCGTTGGAGAAGTTCACATCCGCAGACAATGCATTTGAATATCACACCTGGGTGTGCATTGTTGATCGAGAATTTGTGCCTGTGCTAAATCACGAACACCTGGGCTATGCATGGCTGGATGGCGGACACTGGCCCAAACCCATGCATCCGGGCTTGTGGAGCACAGTGAATCTTGAAGCTGTGCAACAAAAAATTGAAGCAGTTGAACGCAGTTTTCAACCTGCGAAATAACTGTTACAATCTTCCAATCAATATTTCAATTGTTCCTGCGTCACCGTTGTGATCCTGAACAGCTTTACCAATCATGGATCCTGGTACTGGATTGGATTCTGATCTAGCAGCACCATTACCGGCACTGACCATCATGTCTCCGCGTCGTACTGTTCCCACCACACTGCATGGCACACGACCTATCAGTGCCACTGCGGTGGCATGATCAGCTGGCAAATCACTGTTCATCAGGTGTGCCGGGTGTGTGGATACCACACCAATTATTCTAGTGCTCATGTCCGTGCTGCATACGGTGATTTCTTCCAGTCCACCAAACTCAAGCACTGTTCCGGGCGTGTAGTAGGCATCAGCTGCATACATCTCGGCCAAATCAGCGTATTGTGCTGATGTTGCTTTGGCAAATACAGTATTAAACACAGCACCTGTTGCACCAATGTTACCGGTACCGGTTGTGGCAGCATTGGTGATGGCTGTGGTGCCGTTGTTGATTGTCAAGCCAGTCAATGTGCCTACACTGGTAATATTGCCCTGTGCTGCTGTGGTCACGGTTCCTGCTGTGGTAGCCGAAGCCACGGTGCCTGTGACGTTGACCGTGACTGCACCTGTCGCACCACTAACTGAAATGTTTGTACCAGCCACAAGGCTTGTGACACCAGCATTGGTGATTGAAACTGCACCAGTAGCACTTGTGTTGGTACTCAACCCGCTGCTGGTAGTGATACTTGTGACGCCTGAGTGAGTGTGATCTGCTCGGGCAAAAGTTGTGCCTGTTCCCACTGCGGCTGAGCCAACTGCACCTGGGGTGGTTGAGCTGGCTTGTCCGATCACAAATGCTGTGGTTGCTGCTTGTGTTGTGTTGGTATTTTGAGCCGCGGTCGGTGCTGCCAAATTGCCAGAGACGGTCAAGCTGCCTAAGGTGCCCACACTAGTGATATTGGTTTGTGCTGCTGTGGTCAATGTGCCCACAATGCTGGTGCCACTTAGGTTACCACTGGTAATGTTGCCTGTAACAGCCAAGCTGGTCAGTGTGCCAACTGAAGTAATGTTGGTTTGTGCTGCTGTGGTCAGTGTGCCTACAATGTTGGTGCCACTTAGGTTGCCACTAGTAATGTTGCCAGTAACCGCCAAACTAGTCAGTGTGCCAACTGAAGTAATGTTGGTTTGTGCTGCTGTGGATAGTGTCCCAGCAATACCAGTCACGCTTAAATTGCCGCCAGTAATATTGCCGGTAACAGCCAAGCTGGTCAGGGTACCAACACTGGTGATGTTACCTTGCGCCGCGGTGGTCACAGTTCCTGCTGTGGTGGCTGAAGTGGCCAACGGCACTGTCC